GCAACTTCAGATGGCACTGGACTCCAGTTTGAGAAATATACTTTGGACTTTCCTCGAAACCATCCAGAGTCATATATCTCTTGTTGCATACCATAGTCCATAGATACTAGATTATCAACACAATCTTTGCCATCACGATAGATTGCATTACAGCCCCATGTCACAACATCATCAGCAGCAACCCACCGTGGTGACTTAAACCACGATCTTGACTCGCCATTTCCTATGACAAGGGCTCTCTTCATGACCTAAGTGCGTCCCAACTTACAGGAAATAATTCTTCTGTGAGTTTGTCAATGCGGTCAGCGACCATTTGAGTTTCAACTTGTGCGTCTGGTTTACAACGTAAATTGCATACACGAGCAAACGCATACAATGTGCCACTCCAATACCACTCTGTCATCATTGATTGTGGTAACACAATCCTTGCTTGTTCTGGACACACACCTCTTCTCAACAATTGTTCGTATGTCCACTTTGATGATCGTAAAACTTGTTCATAATCATCAATCATAGAACGACCACATCCAGCAGGGGGATTGATATCAATCTCCACATCAGACGAACCTTGTTTTTTATTATCTGCCTTACCTCTCCAAATCAGAGGAACATAAAACTCTGGCTCTTCATCGACGTATCTTCTTGACACCTCATTCCAAGTCAATCCAATCTGGTGTTTGACCAACTGCCTTGCAACGAACACAGGTGCCTTGATATGAAACTGTAATGATGCGTGACCGAAAGGACTCCAGTGGTTATGTTTTGCGAGATATCTAATAAGTTTACCATCCTTATCATCATCAAAATTTTCATGGACTTTTGCAAAAGAAACACGAGCAGCATTTACAACTGATAAGTCACTACCCATGCTATCTATCAAAGTGACATCCATTTCATTAACTAACTTGATACTCATTATTCATGTTCCCCGCCAGGGTCACCCTCTGGCAACTTAGTTTTTACAATTTGACCGTTGGGTCCAGTCGTCCAAACATAGCCACGACTACGACCCATACTGTGGTAACCTTTGATAAAATTAAAACTTTGTGGTTTATGTTTTGCAGTTTCAAATGTTGCCACTGTAATCACGATTGCAATAATTAAAGCTGCGTGTGCAACGACTGATGTTCCAAAGAACATGAAGTCTCCAACCATCACACTAAATGCGACACACCACATCCATGCAAGAGCCTGAAGTGCCAAATGTCTTACTTGCATGTCTTGAATGTTTCGGAGTGGATTATGTTTTGCGTTCATAACACCATTCCACGAATCATATATAAACTGTCTCACCTATCTCTCCTTGTAAAAAATGGTGCCGGTGGTAAGATTTGAACTCACGACCTACTGATTACAAATCAGTTGCTCTACCAACTGAGCTACACCGGCACACATCTTGTTATCCTACCGACGATTACGGCGAGGACGAAACCCTGACGGGCGTTGGGTTGCGAGTTTCTTCACTCGTTCCCTCAACTCCTCATTGGCTTTTGCCAACTCGGCATTGTCAAATTCTAAACCACGAATTTGATTAAGAAGTCCCTCTACCTTAGAGGCGAAGAAACCTTCTTCACGGATGGCTGGGTCACCATCTAAATGCACTGTCACTTCCATTTGAAGTCTCCATTGCAAGGGTTGCTGTCATCAGTTCTGACAGTTGAACATAGTCTAATATTACTATAACTCATTATATATGTCAAGTCCCTATAGAGGTAATTTTGCTTGTCTGGGTAAAAAATTTAGCTCTCTAGCATTTGCTTCAATTTTTTCTTTGAGTGCTTTTGAGATTAGGGGAGAGATGCCTTCTAACTCTAGTCCTTCTTGTTCACAATACCAGAGAACAGCATCCATATGTGTGATATCTTTTTCTTTGACGATATCTTCAATTTTCATACAAAATATTTTTGGTGAGTTTAACAACATGTTTCATCCTATAAAAGTTTGGGAGGCTAACCGTGGCCTCCCACGGATGTATTACGGCATCACCCGAAATCCGGGCCGATGGTTTGAGTCAATCGGCAAGACTTTCAGACATATCTCTCTGAAGGGAGTCCTCTTTCATGTATCGTATATATTGTAGTGGGGATGTTTCTGTTGCCAAGTACATCCCCGAAACTCCGAACACTTACTGCTTACGCAGCGAGTGCCATGGGTGCAAAGTTATCGTTTGCGTTTACTTTAGTGACCTATAAGGCGGTCAATCCACAGTTCTCCACTTTCCTAATCAACACCTGTCGATCCTAGTTCGCCCCCATCACAAAGACACTAATCTCTAAAGCCTTCACCTTTTAATAGGTGATTAAATCTGTGCATGAATATTATATAAAGAAGTCTAAAGAAACTACTCTCTGTGTATTCACCAACATTACATTTATATATCCACATATTAGTGTCCTTATGGTGGAGGCGTTGGGTACTGCCCCCAAGTCCAGTCTGCCTTTCGTTCAGCATCATTGAACTGTATTATATTTATACCATAGGTAAATTAATTTGTCAATCCCTTTTTTAACATTTTTTCACGCATCTTGGCTGCCTCTTCTCCAGACACGCAGAGTAAAGATACCTCTTTCATTTCTGAAAAAGACCTTCGTAGCCCTTGTTCTAAAATAGATTTGTATTCATTAACATAAGCCTCACAACGCTCTAGATCATCAAATTTTAAAGCGGTGTTAAGTTTCATGTCCATTTGACCAGTTTCAGCGTAAACGATAAATGCGATTAAAAACCATTTCATTAGATTGATATATCCTTTTTTCCGTTCGCTTCAAATGTTCCGGCTGCCAAAACCCATCCAACCCAATCTCCGTTTTGCGCTACCATACCAAGAACCACGCTAGGGTGTTTACCATAATCTGTATACTCAACCAAAGACTTAGTAACTTTAAATGTTACAGGAAAGGGTAAAGCTGTGCATTGCTCATTGCCCACTAAGGACCCCATCACCATTATAACTAATGTTTCTGGACCTTTCATATCTGCATTTGTTAGTTCTAAAATAGCATCTTCAGATTCACATAAAACTCTGGTTGTAATTAAATCACCATTAGTCCAAACTTTTTGTCTTTTCTCGTGTTCAGATAGTGCTATTTGCGGGAACATCAATCCAATCAGGATAATTGTCGCCGTCAGTAGGAATTTCATTTTCTTTTCTCCAATCTTGGACCGCTTCAGACAGAAACCCAAGATAGTCATGTTTGCTCTTCACGAACTCTTGAACAGTGCCATCCTCTGTAACGACAAGAATAACCACTTGATCAACAATCAGGCCAGTTCGCTCACCAAACATTTCTGCGTAAGCGGCACCTTGTATGTAATAATTTTCGTTCCAATCATCTGTGCGTTCTTTTGTAGAAGTTTTGAAGTCGATGATTGATAACTTATCTTTGTAGTCTGCGATACAATCAACTCGACCAGCGACTTGATACTTGTCACTGTATAGTCCAGCCTCTTGTGCGTATATATTATTTATATTGCAAAGCGCTTTTTCTTTGAGTTGATTGAACAAACACTGTGCGAGAAAATGTCGCTCATGTTCTTTCCATTTTTCAGGCCAGTCAACGTGAACATTGTTTAGGTAATCCTCACACATGTGGTGAACCTTGGTGCCTCTTGCAGCGGCAGTTCTTGCGACATAATTAGCAACGTCACTACCCACACGTTTACGCCATTCCCACAGTCCCTCTTTTTTGCGATTAGATAGGACTGTGGTGATTGAAGGATAGTATCCCTTCGGTGTAACATAGAATCGTTTTTTGTTAATGGTCTTAGTTTTTAGTTCTGGTATTTCAATCGACACATGGTGAAATGTCATCATATTAACTTTCTATCTCTCTCATTCTATTTACTAAACGCTCTGCCCTAGCACCAACTTGACGATACCAACGACTATCTACCATCTCATCTGCGGCTTCGTTCCAGTTTTTTGTGTCTACGCCACGTTTCATTCCAACAAACTTAGAAAGTCTTGGGCGGCCAAGATTAAACATCATGTTTGCGATTATTTGTTGAGCTTCCTCTGGCAAATCCTCAAAGTCTGGATAAAGGGTTTTGCAGTCTGACAAAACGATTTCGATATCATCATCGAAGGCGTCGGTAACTCTATCTTCGCTGACCTTGGTCCCGACAGGGCTGCCATTCTCAGGGTCATCTGACCGAACCAAATGACCGATCCCAAAAGTAGGATAACCAAGGTGATCATTATAAATTTCGTAAACACATCCTTCATCAATTTTTAGTTGCTCCCTAAGTTTTTCAACATCCATTTCATTTCTCCTCGGCGGGGAACATGTTGATATTCGCAGATAGGCTTCTGCGCTCTCCCTCACCAGTGAAAGGTAAAACACTATGATTTAACCAAGAGGGAAACATCAATAATTGACCCACCTCTGGTTTAATATATTGCTCTGTGCTTGGTTTTAACTTCTTCATGTCAGTGGTGCTATTCTGCCCCCAACAAAAACGAGTATACCCATCAACCAAACCAGACGCACCAGCGAGTGATGTAGATTTTTTACTACCATCTCCAGCCGAGATACC